GACCACGACGGCGCGATGGTGTCGACCAAGGTCCACATCGACGCCAACGGACTGCACCGCTAGCCGCCCTCGGGGGCATCTGCCCCCGCTCCATTTCCCGAAAATCGCTGCCAAGGTTGCGTCGAACAACGCAGTTCGACGCCATTCCAATCCGCAGCGAGACACCCATGGCCAACCCGACCGTATCCGCGCCAGCAAAAGACCTCTATGAAATCGTCCAGGGCTTTTGGCACCGGGGCGTCTTTGCCGAGACAAGCTTTAAGATCGCGCTCACCGAAGCGGAGGCCAAAAACCTGCTGACCGGCGGCAATGTCCGTCGGATCGCCGCCAACGATGCAGCGCCCGTCGACCCCACCGATCCAGCGCCTGCTGCAATCGCTCCCGCTCCCGCTCCTGAAACTGCCGCTCCTGCCGCGCCTGCCAAGAAGCGGGCCTAACGGTCATGGCGGGGATGGATCGCAACACCGGGCGCTGGATTGCGGGGTGGCCTCACACCTTGCAGTCGATCGCCGACGTGCTGTCGACCCCGCTGGAGACGCGCGTTCTGCGCCGCATGTACGGCGCGGACGATGAGACGCTGCAGGATCGGCCAATCAATCCCGATGTCATCACGACGGCGATCATGGCCGTAGCCGTGCCGGTGGCGCGATGGGAGCCGCGCGTTGAGATGGTGCACGTGTCCATCGCCCGAGCCGGTGTGCACGGCCTGCTTGAACTCGCGATGCGGGTGACGTGGTTTCCGCGCGCGCTGTTTGGCGACCGAACGCCAGCCATTGAGCAACGCATCGCGAGGACTTCATGAGCCGGTATGTCGCCATCGACCTCGCCGGGCTTGTGCCAATTGACGCCGTGGTGTTGCCTGACGCAGAGGTTATCGTCGCCGAGCGAAAGCTCTTGGTCCTGGCGCTGATTACAGACCCGGTTCTGCGCGCCGAAGTGGCTGCGGTTCTGCGGCTCGAAAGCGAGCCGCTGGTCAAGGCTATTGAGGCAGGTGCACTTCGCGAATTGATGGTCGATCAGCGCATAAACGAAGCGGTTCGCGCTGTCATGCTTCCAACGTCGCGCGGTGGTGATTTAGAGAACCTGTGCTCACGGCTGGGTGTTCAACGCCTCATCGGCGAGACCGACGACGAGCTGCGCTACCGCTATCAGCTCGCGCCCGAGGCTTTCTCGACGGCGGGTCCTTATGGTGCCTACGAGTTCCACGCCCGCAGCGGCCACCCGCTCGTCAAGGACGCGGCGATCTACGGCCCCGAAAGCGGCCTCGTCGAGCCGGGCTTCGTCCTCGCCGTCATCCTGTCCAAGACGGGAACGGGCGTTCCCGCCCGCGAAATCATCGACGCGGTCGCTGCAAAATTCTCGCCTGTCGACACCCGCCCCCTGACCGATTTCGTGCAGGTCAGCGCGGCCACAGTCACGCCCTACGCGATCAACTACCACCTCCACATCCGCGCCGGGGCCGATCCGAGCCTGATCGTCACGGCGGCTTTGAACGCGCTTCAAGCCTACGCTGACGCCTGCCACAAGGTCGGCCGCCGCGTCGTCGTCTCGGCTCTCGACGGGGCTGCCCATCAGGACCGCGCCAACGTCATCCGTGCCATCCGCGTCGCGCCGCTGGCCGAGGTCAATCCCGGCTTCGAGGGTGCGGCCTTTGCCACCTCTGTCGGCGTCACCTACGAAATCGTGGAAGGGTAAGGCATGGCCATCGACCCGCCACGCGTCGAGCACCTGTTGCCGCCCAACGCGACGCCGCTTGAGCGCGCGCTTTCGGCGTCCGACCACCGGCTGTTGTCCGCACCCACGTGGCTGATCCGCGCTGTCTGGAGCCCTGACGAGTGTCCTGAAAAGCTGCTGCCTTATCTCGCGCAGGCGTGGTCGGTCGACGAATGGGACCCAGCGTGGCCCGAGGCCAAGAAGCGCCAGGTCATCAAGGACAGCCTTTGGCTGCACCAACATAAAGGCACGGTCGGCGCATTGCGGCGTGCAATTGCTCAGCTCGATCTCGGCGCGACCGTCGTCGAATGGTTCGAGCCCGTCACGGCTGCCGCCAAGGCCGTCTATACCGGCCTCGTCCCCGCCAGCGATGCGCGACGGGCATACACGTTCCGGCTCTACGTTGCTTTGGATGCCGTGACCGACTGGACAGCGGCCAACGCTGTGCGGTTGCGCCGGGTCGCGGTCCAGACCAAGAACGTCCGCTCGTTGCTAGAAGCCATCGTCTTGCAGCGACCGGCCCCCGCGCCGCCCATGACCATCAGCGCGGCGGTCACCGCCCGTGTTCATGTCAAATTCCTGATCGAACCGGTGCGGGCGATCCGCACGCCGAACGCTCGCATCACAGTCGGCGCGGCCACGTTGTCGACCGTCCATGCCCGTCTCACCCCCCTGACTGCTTGAGGACCACATGAGCCAGTATTTCGCCGTCGCAACGCTGCTGGGGCAAGCCAAGATCGCCGCAGCCATTGCTGGCACCGGAACAATCAACATCACCGCCATTGCAGTTGGTGACGGCAACGGCGCACCTGTCACGCCCACGGTTAACATGACCGGGCTCGTGCACGAGGTTTGGCGCGGCGCACCAACGAGCGTAACGCGCGATCCGGTTTACCCGACCCAGGTTTTGGTGCAGGGCACGATCCCGGCCAGCGTCGCCCCCGCGACAATACGCGAGTTGGCCCTCTACACCGATGACGGGAAGTGTATCGTCGTCGCCAATTATCCCGCGACCGACCTTGCGGCAGCGAGCCAGGGCGCGGTCAACACTATCGACGTTCTGATCCCTATCGTGGTCGACACAGCGGCCAACGTCACCATCATCGTCAACCCGGCCGACATCGTTCCGCTATCGCGGTTGCGTCGCGCGCCGTGGATTTCTATCGATAGCTTCGCCAGCGCCCCACCGACCAATCCGGCGGCGACGGCCCTCGTTATTGTTGGCACCGCTCCGACCGGAGCATTTGCCGGTAAGGCTGGGCAGTTCGCCGAGTGGAACCCGCAGATCGCGGCGTGGATTGCTACCGTTCCGGCGCTGGAAACCGTCGTGCGCAATATCGCGGACGGCGTGACGTACAAGTATACCTCGCACGCTGGCGGTGCGACGTGGGATGTGTGGTCATTGACCGGCCCCGCCGGACCGCAGGGTGCGTCGGGCCCCGCCGGGGCCGCCAGTGTGGTTCCTGGTCCCGCCGGAGCTCAGGGACCACAAGGACCATCTGGGCCGCAAGGACCGGCAGGCGCGGCAAGCACGGTACCGGGTCCTCAAGGTCCGGTCGGCCCACAAGGGCCAGCAGGAGCGGCAACCGGTGGCCTGATTAGCTCTATTGTCGTGGCCGCATCGACCATGGTCTCCGTCCCGCCGGGGGCAACAAAGGCCTTCGTGCGGATGTGGGGCGCGGGCGGCGGCGGCCAAGGGCAGGGCGCGAGCGGACGCATTGGATTTGGTGGAAATGGCGCAGAATATCGTTGGGGTTTGGTCGCTGTTGTAGCTGGCGCGTCGATGGCTGCAACAGTTGGGGCTGGCGGACCCGGCGGCGCTGCCGGAGCGGCGAACCTCGGAAGCGCGGGCGGTTCGAGTGCGTTCGGCGCCATCACCGCTGCGGGCGGTGCGGGCAGCCTCGGCGCGTCACCAACCGGCAGCGGTGGCTACGTGATCCCCGGCCAAAACGGTCAAGGAAACGCCGACGCGAGTTCTGGTTGGGTCATCATCCTTGGCGGTGGCGGTTCGTTTGGCTCGGGTCATTCTTATTTCCAGACCAGCAACACCACTACCAACGGGTCAAATGGCAATTCGCCGGGACAAGCGGGCAGCGGCGCAATTTACGGCGGCGCTGGCGGCAACGGCGCGAACGGCCTGATCGAAATCGATTTCTACGCTTGAGATGAAAGCCCCGGAGCCTTCCATGACGCAAACCTATCCTATTCTTGACGCATCGCAGACGGTGGTGTCTATCGCGGTGATTGACGCCGATGGCGGATGGGCACCACCGGACGGCCTCACTATTGGTGAGCTGGGCGGCAACATCGGTGACGTATGGAACGGCACGGCCTACGTGACGACGCCTCCTCTGGTCGTCCCGCTTGCGCCGACGCAGTTGACAGCAGCGATCCGTTCGGAGTGCGAGCATAGGATCAACGCCGCGCTCGGCTCGGCCACGATCCAGGCCAGCATGTTACGTGAGGTGGGGTATCTCAATTCAATTGTCGCCACCGGCGTGCCACTCACTCAAGAACAACTCTCTGATGCGGCCATGCTGTCGGCAGTCAATGCATGGGAGACGTTGATGATTGAAACGCGCGAAGCACTGGTCGCACTGGCTGATCAATCGTTCGCAGATGACACGCACTGGCCAAGCCAGCCGGTTAACCTTGCCTCGTTCCTGACTGGGTACTGATCGTCGGGTGGAGTTGCGCCCGTAAAATCACTTCAGCCCTCGGGGTACACCGGATCAAACGCCGGTCCACACCCTGAGGGCATTTTCATGAGCGAAGTTTTCCACCATGGCGCGCGCGTCCTAGAGCGCGATATCGGCTACCGCCCGATCCAGACCACGGACACGTCCACGATTGGCCTGCTCTACACAGCGCCTGACGCCGATCCAGCGCTGTTCCCACTCAATCGCCCGCAACTCTTTCTTGGCGACCGCGATGTGACGGCGCAGCTCGGCGCAGCTGGCACCGGCAAGGATGCGTTCGACGGCATCTATGATCAGGGCGTCGCGCCTGCCATCGTCGGCATCCGCGTCGCGCATGCCGCCACCATCGAAGAGCAGCTCACCAACTTCATCGGCGACTACTCGCTGCGCTCTGGCGCGCATGCCATGATGAGCGCGCGCAACCTTGTCTTCAAGACGCCGAAGATTATGATCGCGCCCGGTTGGACGCAGCAGCGCGTCGTTGGTGGCATCACTCAGATCGTCGTCGGCGTGGGCGGGGCAGGCTACACGCTCGCCAATACCCGCATTGTGATCGACGGCCACGGCTACGGCGGCGGCGCGAAGGCGATCCCCGTCATCCGCGCGGGCGTCATCGTCGGAATTCAGATGCTCAATTCTGGCATCGGCTATTCCGAGCAGCACCTGACTGTCGCCATCGTCGGCGATGGCGAGAACGCGACCATCGCTGGTCGCCAGATCGGCAATGCCGCAAACCCTGTCGTCGCTGAGTTGGGCGGCATCGCCAACCGGCTGCGGTCGGTCATCATTGCTGACTGCCCCAACGCCACCGCAGAGCAGTCGGTTGCCTATCGCAACGACTGGAACTCGCGCCGCATCTACTGCGTCGACAACCACCCGCTGGTTGGTGCCGAGGCCGTGTCGCAGCCAGCGTCCGCCCGCGTCGCCGGGCTGCTTGCTAAGGTCGACAACAGCGACGGGTTCTGGTTCAGCCCTTCCAATCG